GGCGGCTCAAAAATCGAAAACTTTGCCATTGAAAACGCGGCGACCGGCGACGTGGACCTCACCGGGAAATCGCTGGTGGCACGGTTGTCGTGGATGCACGCGTCGGGCATCAGTACCGACACGATCTACGACAACGCGTCAGCAGCCACACCAGGCTCGGGGACTGTCAGTGGGGCGGGCATTTACTACACTGCCGCGACCAGCACCACGTACCCCAGCAACCCCGCGGCAGGCATGGGCCGCCCGACCGGCAACGCCACCGACGCCATCCTGAACGAGTGCGGCGTCCTGATCGCCTACACGGCAGTCACGGGGTATTCGTTAGATGCCATCGCCGGCAGTCTTGCGGTGACGGGAAGCGCGGCGGCAGTCCTTGCCTCAAGATTGCTTGACGGGCTGGCAGGCCATTACGTTGTCACGGGGTCTGCCGCAACGACGGTGGCGTCTCGAAACGTAGCGGCTACGGCAGGCGCGTTTAGCGTGACGGGCGCATCGGCCTTGACCGTGGCCGCACGGCTGGTGGCGGCAGCCGCTGGCACAGTCACTATCACAGGCACGTCGGCGCAGACGCTGGCCACGCGTCGTCTCAACACAGACGTGGGGTCGTATAGCGTGACGGGCGTGGATGCGGGAATGTGGGCCTCACGCGTACTTGGGGCTACCGCCGGGGCATCTGCCATTACCGGCGCGTCGGTGTTTTTGACGCGAGGCGTGGCGCTCAATGCAGCCACTGGCTCGGTCACCATTACTGGCGCACCCGCCACCCCATTGGCCTTGCGGGTGGTGATAGCGACGTCTGGCGCGTTTCTGATTGCCGGCAGTGACGCCATCCTGACCACGGAAGAACCGACCGCGACCATCCTCCCGTTCCAACGCTTTGATTGTGTTTACAATAAAGGCGTCAGCCTCACGCCCAGCGATACGGTCAACGTAGACGGCACGACTGGCACGGTCACCAAGCCGGTGCCATGCGATGCGGTTTATGTTGGTGGGGCTGGCACGGTGGCCTGTGTACTGGAAAACGGCAATGTCGCGGTGTTGTCGGTAGCGTCTGGGTACATTCTGCCGGTGCGCTTTATTCGCATTAACAGCACGGGCACGACCGCTACGCAGTTGGTGGCGCTTTATGAGGTCTAAAACATGACAGCGGCTGACCTGATTACTGCGGCCCTGCAACGCCTGTTGGTGGTGGAACGCGGGGCCACGCCCAGCGCGGACGATATCAACATCGGTCTGCAACGTCTCAACGACATGATTGAGAGTTGGCAGAACGAGCGTCTGACCACGTATATCCAGTCCCGGTATACGTGGACGCTGACCTCTAACAAAGCGTCTTACACGGTGGGGTCTGGTGCTGAGATCAATATCCCGCGCCCGCTGTTGCCGCAAGACATCACAGTCAAGGTCCGAGACACCAGCCAAACGCTGCCGCCGGAACTGAACCTCAACAACCTGACGGACGACGCCTGGGCTGCCGTGCCCATCAAGAACCTGACATCGGTGTATCCCACGGCGTATTACTACAGCCCGACCTACGACACCACGGGCTACGGCACCCTGACGTTCTGGCTAGTGCCAACCAGTGCCACGCTGCAAGGCGTTATTTACTATCGGTCACCCATCAGCACGCTGGCGCTCTACGACAACATCTATCTGCCGCCGGGGTATCTGCGGGCGCTGCGCGACAATCTGGCGATAGAACTCGCCCCGGATTACTCGCTGCAACCGGCGCCGGTATGGATGCAGACGGCCATTGAGGCCAAGGGCAACTTCAAGCGAATGAATGAGCGACTGGCCGATATGCAGTGTGACGCGGCGGTCACCAACCAGTCCAAGCCGTTCTACAACATCTTTGTGGGGCCGTAATGGCGCGGTATCCGGGTTTTGTCTTTGGGTCGGACCCTGTGCAGTCGCCGCTGGCTGACCCCCAGCGCACCGTGAACTGGTATCCGGAGCCAATTCAGGCTCCCGGCGCAGCCAACAGCGCCGTGCTTTATCCCACACCCGGGTGGCGCACCTATGTCAACACGGACTACGTGGGCTGTCGGGCGCTGTACGCCATCGACGCCTCCTGCTATGCCGTGGTGGGAGCTGGTCTGTTTCGCATCAACGGCGACAACAGCGCCACGCAACTCAACAGCAGTGCGTTGTTGGCCGTGGACGACAACCCCGCCCAGATGGTGTGGGACGGTCATACCGACCACAAATTAGCCGTGTGCAGCGGCGGCAAGCTGTATTTGTACGATACGGCCCCCACCACCGCGCCGTGGACGACCACCCCGTTGTCCAACCCGGTGCTGTTTACGTCCGGGGACGTCACCATCAGCATTGCCTCGCCTGCGGTCATCACGCAGACCGACCACGGGTTTGTGGCCGGCGATGTGGTGATGTTCAACACGACCGGCGCACTGCCCACGGGTCTGAACGTTGGCACCATCTATTACGTCATTGCGGCAGGGTTGACGGCCAACGCGTTTGAAGTATCGACCACGGCGGGCGGGTCTGCGGTCAATACGTCCGGCACCCAATCGGGCACCCACACGGTGTTGCACGGGGAAGTGCCCGCGTTTCAGGTCAACATGATTGAAGCGCGGGTGTTGGCGTTCGACAACGACAGCAAGACGCTGTATTGGTCGGACACGGACGACGCGACAACGTGGCAACCCCTGAACTACACGCAGCGCAGCATTGCCCCGGACCCGTGGCTGGCCATGACCGTGGACGGCAAAAACCTCATCTGGCTGATTGGCGAACAGACGGGCGAGGTCTGGTATTACAGCGGGGCGCTCGATGCGCCGTTCCAGCCGGTGCCGGGCGCGGTGTTCCGCTACGGGATTGCCGCCCCGTGGTCGTTGACGTCAATGGGCGACCAGGTGGTGTGGCTGTCGCAGAACGTCAGCGGTGGCGGCATCGTGGTGATGACCAACGGGTACCTGCCGGAACGCATTTCCACGTATGCCGTGGAAGCCGCGATTGCGCGGTATGCGGCCACCGTCGGCATTGACGACGCGGAAGGCTACACGTATCAGCAGCAGGGCCATGTGTTCTACGTCCTGACGTTCCCCGGAGCCAATGCGACGTGGGTCTTCGATATGACCACGGGTCTGTGGCACGAGCGCGGGTCGTGGAACAGCAACACGCTCCAATATGAAGCGTGGCCTCCGCGCTGGCACGCGTTTGTCTACGGCATCCATTTGGTGGGCGACCGTAACAACGGGTTGATTTGTGAGCTGTCGACAGACGTGGCCACAGAATGCGACGGCAACCATATTCGGCGCTTGCGTATTCCGCCGCCGTTAGCGTGCGCTGACCGCATGGAACGCATGGTGGTCAGCCGTCTGGAAGTGTTGCTGGAACCCGGCATGGCCAGCTCGGGTGAGACCGCCACGGTGTTGATGCGAACCAGCACCAACGTCAAAACGTGGGGACCGCAGCGGTCAGCCAGTGGCGGGTTGACGGGCGAATATGACAAGCGCGTGGTGTGGTATGCCTGCGGGTCCAGTTTGAACCTGTGGGTGCCGGAAATTACGGTCAGCGATGCGGTGCCGTGGCGACTGCTGAATGCGGACGTGAAGGGCACGAACATCCAGGGCGTGACGGATGGCGCTACCTAATCTCCCGCCGCAGCCGCTGCTGACGGACGTGCTGGAAGCCCCGCGTGGACTCACGGTGGCGCGGAAGATTCACCGTGTGTGGTCGCAATGGCTGACTGCCGTGATTGACCGGGTGCAAAGTGCCCCCATCATGCTGACCACGTCGTACCAGAAGAACGTGACGGCGGCACTATCGGGACAAGTCTTGTTGCCGGCAGCGAGCAATACGCAGACAGGTCTCTACCGTATTAGCTACCACACGGACCTGAATATGGCGGGCGGCAAGGCCAAGTTGACCGTGTCGTATACGTGCGACGGCAGCGTCAGAACATTGACGGGCGTCGAAGTGTCGTCGTTGGCAGACCCCACGTCCGGGGTGATGGTGATTGACCCGGATGTCAGCACGGCGGTGACATACGGCACAACCTGTGTGATTCCCGGCGGCGGGATTAGCTACAATTTGTCAGTGACGTTGGAGCGCCTGCTATGACACACCGCGTGCTGCCGCGTGAGGAATGGGCGCGACTGGACGGCACGTTGCTGTGGCCGGCGGCGCGGACATTTGACCCCGAGGCACGCGTCATGGTGGTCGAGCGCGACGGCGAGATTCTGGCGTGTGCGGCCTATTATCCGCAGTGGCACTTGGACGGCGTGTGGATCAGGTCTACGGCTCCCAAAGCCTCGGTGGGGCGTCGGTTACTGCGATTGGTGCGAGACGGCGCACGGGAACTGGGCCTGTCGCATGTCTGGGCCATGGTGGCGTCAGACCGCAGCCGCAAAC